TTTTACTAATTTAATTTGTGTTGATACAGGACAATGTAAATCTTCAAGTTTAGAATTACTACCTGTAAATGATCCACAAAAACTTGGAAGTGCTATAACATATTTTAGAAGATATACACTTCAAGGTTTACTTGGAATTAGAACTAAAGATGATGATGCAAATACTGCATCTGGGAAAACTATAAGTGAAATGAGAGATATTAAAATTAACGAAATATAATATTATGGCAGAATTTGTAAGAAAAGATGGTACTGGGCAACTTAACAAGAATGACTTCAAAAAAACTGAAAATCACCCTGATTATACAGGTGATGCAGTTATTGATGGCAAACCAAAAGAATTAAGTGCTTGGGTTAAAACCAATGTTAAAGGTGAAAAATATTTATCAATAAGTATTCAAGATCCATACGATAAAGATAAAGTCAAAACTGAATCGATTCCTGTGAGAGCAGAGCAAGATAAATTATTAGATACTGTAAACACAAAGCAAGGTAACAACGAAGAAGATGACTTACCATTTTAACTTTAAGGGGGTTTTTACCCCCTTTTTTAATATCTAAATTATGATAGAACATATTTTATACAATGATGTAATAAAGCAATTAACTAAGACAATTGAAAAATTAGAAAAAGAAAATAAAGATTTAAAAGATGAAAATAGAAAACTTAAAAATAGCAAATGATTCTATTGAGGAGTATCACTCAAAGAAATCAATATCTGCAAGTAGCTTAAAATACATAGCACAAACATCTGTGTTTCACTATATTAATAAGAAACCTATCGAGCAAACTAAATATATGATTAGGGGTAATGCAGTACACACAATTTGTTACGAGGGTGTTGAAGAATTTAAAAAACAATATTTTGTTTTACCGAAACTTGATCTTCGTAAAAAAGATGACAAAGAACTTAAGGCAAAACTTTTTGAAAAAAATGTAGGTAAAATAGCTTTAGATGAAGAAGAAGATACAATTATAAGAGGTATTTATAAGAACTTTAATAGTAGTGAAAAAGTAAAAAAATGGATAAAGGGTAAAGTAGAGGTTTCTCATTATGGAACTTATCAAGGTATTGATGTAAGAGTTAGACCTGATTGTTTAGGTGAAGATTGGATTAGCGACATTAAAACTTGTCAAGATGCTTCACCTGAAAAATTTAATAGAGAAATAGAAAATCGTAAGTATCACCTACAAGCATATTTTTATTGCTTAATGTTAGGTATTGATCCATCAAGATTTCGTTTTATAGCTTGTGAAACTAATCACCCATTTGCAGTTGAGGTTTATAAGTTAGATCATGTTTTTATTGAAAATGCACAAGCAGATTTCGAAAGAGCATTTACTTTTTGGAAACTATATAAAGAAAAAGGTATTATTACTGGGTATCAATCGCAAGATTTTGACGAAGATGGTACGATAATTTTAAAAGGTTGGAAAAAAAGAAAATGAAAGATTTAAGATTAGTAAGAAAAATAGTTAATAATTACTTTGAAATCAATATAAATAATAAATCAAGAAAAAGAGATTTTGTTGATGCAAGAAGATTTTATTACCATTTATCAAGAGAATTTGTGCAAAATGCTACACTTGAAAAAATAGGTTCACTTGTGAATCGAGATCATGCTTCTGTAAATTTTGGTATTAAAACATTGAACTCTTTTTTAGAATATGATAAAAACACTCAAAATAATTATTTAACTTTAAAACAAATATGTTTAAGTAAATTAGATGAGTTGGCAAATCCATACGAAAAATATTTAAGCAAAGAAGATAAACTTCAACATAGTGTTATGGAATATTTAAGTTTTCAGCACCCAGATATTTATGCAATACATTGTGCTAATGAGGGTAAAAGAAGTCCTTTTGAAAGATTTAAGTTTAAATATTTAGGTGGTAAAGCAGGTGTTCCAGATATACTAATATTTAGATCAAATGGAGTTAAAAATGGTCTTGCCATAGAATTAAAAGTAGGCTATAATAAACCTACTGACAATCAGAAAGAAGCATTAGAAAGATTAAGAAAAGAAAATTGGGAGTGTCATTGGACAAATGACTATGATAAAACTATTGAAATTATAGACAAATATTTATCATTAAATGACACCACCGATACAACAGTTTAAAATGGTATATTGGTCAGAATCTAAGCAAAGGATTCGTTATACTGAAATACATAATTTCGAAGATCACGAAAACTATGAGTATGTTGGTTCACTTACAAGGGTAGAATTCGATTTACTAATAGAAGCACTTTTTATGAAGTTTCAAGATGAAGAAATTTGTTTTGAAGATGTTCAACTTATGTATGATAGGTTGCGAAAATTTTGCAACGAACTAAAGAATATCACGGACAACCTATAAAGATAAATGAAAAAAAGTTATTATGCGATAATACCTGCTTATGTAAGGTATGATAAAACACTTACCCCTAATGCTAAATTATTATATGGCGAGATTACTGCCTTATGTAATGAAAAAGGATATTGTTTCGCCACTAATAAATATTTTTCAGATTTGTATAGTGTGTCAAATACTTCAATTTCCAAGTGGATTTCTCAATTAAAAGATAGTGGATATATCAAAATTAAAATGCTTTATAAAGAAAATTCTAAAGAAATAGAATCAAGGCAGATGTATTTAACAAATTTTCAAGAGGTATTGAAGAAATCTTCAAGGGGTATTGAAGAAAAGTTAAAGGATAATAATATTATTATAAATAATAATAATACAGAAGAATATAAAAAGAAAGATTTTCCAGAGATGGTTATTAAATCATTTGAACCTATTTGTAATTTATTTCCCCCACAAACAAGACCAAAAACAAGAAATGAAATTAACTCTTGGCTTGATTGTATAGATAAGTTAGATAGGTTAGATGGATACAGTCCAAGAAAGGTTTATTACATAACTTCCAAAGTTCGATCAGATGAATTTTGGAGAGATAACTTTTTGTCAATCTTAAAACTTCGTAAGAAAAATAAAGATGGGATAAAATATATAAATCTATTTGAAGCCAAATTTGGAAAACAATTAAAACAAATGAATTTATGAATAAAACACTTGTAAAAGAATTAAAAGTAAAAGCTGAATCGACTGCTGAAAAGTTTTCTATTAGTAAGAGAGAGGGAAACTTCAACAATGAAATATTTAAGGTACTTGAAATAATTCCAATGTCTGATCATACTGCAACTGTTATAATGAAAAAAAATACTGGTAAAAAAGCTGCATTCTTTTTTTATTATCTCAATCGTGGAATGTCAAAGGGTTGGCATTATTTTGTACCAACTGATTCTCATATTTTAGGTATGCAATCATTTAATTTTTATAAATTAGAAATCGAAAGGAATAATTATAAAGAAAACTTTAATGAAAGATAAATTTTTAAACTTCGGAATTGACATTGGTTTTAAAACTGGTGAGTTTCACACGACTTGTCCAAAATGTTCACACAAAAGAAAAAAGAAAACTGAAAAATGTTTATCTATAAATGAACCTAAAGGATTATTTAATTGTCATCATTGTAGTTGGAGTGGTAATGTAAATCTTCAACAAAAAAGAGAGTATGTAAGACCACTTGAAGTAAAAGCTGAACTATCTGATAAAACTCTAAAATGGTTTGCTAAAAGAGGTATTTCTGAAACTACAATCGTTAATTGGAAGATTACTGAAACCAAAGAGTATTTTCCACAAGTAAATAAAGAAAGAATAGCCATCAACTTTAATTATTATCGTGAGGGTGATCTAATCAATGTAAAATATCGTGATGGTCAAAAAAACTTTAAACTATTTAAAGATGCCGAACTTATATTCTATGGTCTTGATAACATTAAAACAATGGACACGATTTATGTTGTCGAAGGTGAAATAGATGCACTCTCACTTCACGAAGCAGGACTTTATAGTGTTTGTTCAGTTCCTAATGGTGCATCAAAAGGATCGCAACGATTAGAGTACTTGGATAATTGTTGGGAATACTTTGTTGATAAAAAAGAAATTGTTCTTTGCACAGATAATGATCAAGCAGGGTTATCTTTGAGAAACGAACTTGCAAGAAGATTTGGACAAGGTAGATGTAAATATGTAGAGTTTGGAGATTACAAAGATGCAAACGATATATTAGTAAGCAAAGGTGCAAGTGAACTTCGAGAGGTAATAAGTAAAGCAAAAAACTTTCCGATTGAGGGTGTGTTAAATATTAACGATATTTGGGATAGTGTAATAAACTACAACGAAAATGGAATCAAAAATTATAGTGTGCGACTTGGCGACAGTAACCGATATTATAACATTAGCTTCGGAGAATGGACTGTTGTCACAGGGATTCCAAATAGCGGCAAGTCCGATCTCGTGGACCAAATATGCATTAATCTTGCGATATCCGAAAATTTTCGAGTAGCAATGTTTTCTCCAGAGAGTTTTCCTTACGAAGCCCATATTAAAAGATTAGCTAATAAGATAAACGAAAAAGAGTGTACTATAGAAGATCTAAATAAAACCAAAGATTTTATAGAAGAACATTTTTACTTTGTTAAAATTGACTTTGACAATCTTACACTCAAAGGCATATTAGATGCTTTTAAGCAGCTTGTGTTTCAAAAAGGGGTTAATATATGTGTGATTGATCCATACAATATGTTAGATCATTCGGCACAAAGAGATTTTACTTATGTTGGTAAATTGCTTTCAGAGATTACCCAGTTCTGCCAACAAACCAACACTCATTTGTTTTTAGTAGCACACCCAAGAAAAATGGAAAGTGTTGATGGAAAATATAGAGTACCTAATCCTTATGATATTTCTGAATCAAGCCACTTCTTTAACAAAGCATTTTCTTGTATTACTGTTTATCGTAATCTTGGACAAAGAACTATCTATGGAAGTGATAGTGTTCAGGTGTATGTTCAAAAAGTAAAGAGAAAAGAAAATGGACAACAAGGCGATTTTATGATAGCACCTGATTTTAAAAATGGAGGTGTATATAAAGCAGTTGATAAAGACAAACAAAGATTTGAGGTAATAAGAGATAATATTCCTTTTTAGTAACTTTGTTAAATGTTTGATATTGATATAGCAGTTATGAGGGGTTTTGGTGTAGGTTTTAACTACACTAATGAAGATATTGAGGGTGTTAAAACTATTGCTGATGATCTTCGACATACTATCCAAATAATCTTTTTCTTCGTAATAATTAACATAAATTACTATACTCCAGTAGAATAATATTAAAATTTTTCTCGTTGATTATCAATTAGTTAGGAATTATTTACATAAAATATTTTTTTATATGTAAAATATTCTTTATATTTGAGTATTATTAAAAACAACAATAACTAAAAAATAAAGAAAATGGAAAATAAAATTAAATTAAAATTATACATATATAGAGATCAAAATAAAAGTAGCTATTTTTTTAGGCTTGGTAACTTTGGAGATGATTATTATATTAAAACTTGCAAAGTACATTCAAGCGACTACCAATGGTTTATTAATATGTTAAAAAATGACTATGGTTTGATTTTTCCTAAAAACTTTAAAAATAATTGGAACTGTGATTATGATAAAGAATTTAATCAAACAGTAATTGTTTATAAAGATCTTACAACAGAAACAAAGGAAAATATTACACCTTATAGTAGCTTTGTATAAAATCAATCATTGTTTTAAAATTAAGGGGGTGAAAATCACCCCCATTTAACTTAAAAGTAATAAAGATGAGTATCAAAAATATATATAGAGAAATTAGTAAAATTAAAAATAACGAACCTTTAGATGTTAATACATTTGAGGAACTAACATTCAAAACTGGAATGTTAGGAGAAAAAAGATCTAAATATACTTTTAATAATGGACTAACATTATCCGTAGTGGGTGGTGATGGTTTCTATGGAGATGGTATAGAAGATTTTGAAATCGCAATATTAGATAGCTTTGATGAACTTATGTCATTGAATATATTTTCTGATGAATATGGTAATGTTTCAGGTTGGCAAACCAAAGAAGATATTACTAAATGGATTCAAAGAATAAAACAATATAGTGTCGATTAAAACCACTTTCCGACATAAACTGTGAAAGATAATAGGAAGTTATGAAACCTGGTTTTAACCCTACTTGAAAAAGTGGGGTTTTTTTATGTATTTTTGTAATGTGAAAACAAACAAAAAAGAACATACTAAAAAAGCACTTCTAAATGCACTTGAGAAGTCATTAGGAGTTGTTACAAAGGCTTGTAAGATTGCAAAGGTAGGTAGGACTACTTTCTACCAATATCTCAAAGAAGATAAAGAGTTTGCAAAGCAAGTAAAAGATATTGAGAACATAGCACTTGATTTTGCTGAATCACAACTTCACAAACAAATAAGTGAGGGCAATACAACTGCAACAATATTCCTTTTAAAGACAAAAGGTAAATCTCGTGGTTATGTTGAGAGAAGCGAGATAGTACACGACAATAATGTTAAATCTACAATTATAGAATGGACACCACCAACAAAGTTGAGCAAAAATGCAATAGACAATTCTACGACCTTATTAGATCAAACAAAAGATTCAAAGTCCATCAAGGAGGAACAAGAAGTGGAAAAACAGTAGCAGTTTGTCAATACCTGGTGTATTTGATAACAAGTACAAAGAAACCATTGACAATATCTATTGTTCGTAAAACCTTACCTGCACTTAAAGGATCTGTGCTTCGTGATATAATGAATATTCTCCAGGAAACTGGTATTTACTATTTAGGAGTGCATAACAAAGCTGAAAACACTTTTAAGTATAACAATCACTTAATTGAGTTTCTTTCAGTAGATGAACCACAAAAGATTCGTGGTCGTAAAAGAAATATAGCTTTCTTAAATGAGGGCAACGAATTAAACATAGAAGATTTTCGCCAAATCAATATGAGAACTACTGATATGGTAATTGTTGATTTTAACCCATCAGATCCTGTGCATTGGATTTATAGCGATCTAATACCAAGAGATGATTGCGACACTTGGATAACAACATACAGAGATAATAACTTTTTATCAACAGAACTTGTCAATGAAATAGAAAGAATGAAAGAGAGAGATCCAGATTACTGGAGAGTATATGGTGAGGGATTACAAGCAATCTTTAGTGCAAGACAAGTATTTAATAACTGGGAGTTTATTGACTATAAAGATTTCCCAGAGTTTGATTTAGATGTAGAAGGTGTTATTGGTATCGATTATGGGTATTCTAACGATCCTACTGCAGTTGTATTAACATTTAGACAAAACGATAAACTTTACATTCACGAACTTTTATTTCGTAAGGGAATGACTAATTCTGATATTGTGGATTTTCTTAAATCTAATGGTTATGGACAAGTAATATGTTATGCTGATTCTGCTGAACCAAAATCTATAGAGGAGATGAGAAGATTAGGAATGTTTATAAAACCTGCAGTAAAAGGTCAAGGAAGTATAAATGCAGGAATATCACTTCTAAAAGAATATGATGTAATTGTAAGTAAAGAATCACAGAACATTTTACGAGAATATCACAATTATTATTGGGAAGAACTTAAAGATGGAACGATAATAAATAAGCCACAAGACAAAGAAAATCATACTATGGATTCCATTCGTTATGCAGTTTATTCGAGGTTCGGAAAGAGAGAAAACTTTTTTGTAATTTAATTGCTATTTTTGTAAGATAAAAGAGATCTAATGGCATCAATATTATCAAGATTTAGAAACTTGATTTCTAAAAATTTTCAGCAAACAAGTCAAGAGTTTAATAGAGCAATCTATAATTATTTAGGAAACACAATTATTTGGAATCCTGAAAACGATAACACTTACATAGAAAAAGGTTATCAATACAATACAACAGTATATTCTATAGTAAACCTAATTGCTAAAACTGCAGCAACGATTCCACTTCAAGTTTATGAGATTAAAAACGAGAATGAACTTAAAAGATATAAGTCAATGACAAGTGGTATTGCAAATGGTGCAGCACTACATAAAGCAGAGATATTAAGAAAGCATTCATTAGAAGAAGTTACAGATACTGAATTACACGAATTATTGTCAAGACCTAATCCTGCACAATCTTATAATTCTTGGATTCAAGAGATAATAGCATTTGGTAAACTTACTGGTAATCGTTATATCTATGGATTAAAACCTGACACAGGTGCTAATCAAGGTAAGTTTCAAGAACTTTATGTTTTACCAAGTCAAAAAGTAGAAATTAATAGTGGAGGAATTTTTGAACCAGTCAAATCATATTCATTAGAGTACAATGGTTATTATAAAATGGCAGCAGAAGATATTTGCCATATTAAAGATTTTAACCCTTACTATGATGGAACTGGTTCACACCTGTACGGAATGTCGCCTTTAAAAGCAGGTTTAAGATCTTTAGATACAAATAACGAAGCAGTAACGACAGGTGCAAAATATTTACAAAACCAAACTGCAAGAGGTGTTTTAATGAGTGATGAGGGTGATTTAAATGAAGTTCAAGCACAACAATTAAAAGAGAAGTTTAGACAAAATTATTCTGGAAGTAAAAATGCAGGTGATATTGTTATTACACCAAAGAAACTTTCTTGGATTAATTTTGGTATGAGTGCAAGTGATTTATCTCTTATTGAACAGTACAATGCAAGTATTAAAGATTTATGTAATATCTATTCAGTACCTGCAGTTCTTTTAAACAATACTGAATCTTCTACTTACAACAATGTTATAGAAGCGAAAAAGAGTTTATATCAAAATGCAATTATACCAGAGTTAAATAAGATCAAAGATGAATTAAACAGATGGTTAGTTCCTGCTTATGGTGAGAAACTTTACATTGACTTTGATTACACAAGTATTTCTGAAATGCAAGAGGAAATGGATAAAGTAGTAAATCAAATGAGTAGTGCTTGGTGGCTTACACCTAATGAGAAAAGACAAGCTATGAGTTATGGTGTTGAAGTTGATAACGAAAAACTTAATGATTACTATATACCAATGAATCTTGTGCCACTTGGTGAAGAAGCTATTGAAGAAGATTTTAAAAGTGTAAAAGTTGATTACAATGAACTTCTTGATTCGAAAAGGCAAGTTCGTAGAGATGTTTATACTACTGCATCAGAAGCAAGAGAAAGAGCAGAAGCTATAGGTTGTTCTGGTATTCATTCTCACGATTCTGATGGACAAACTATATATATGCCTTGTTCATCACACGAAGATTATATTGATATTGTAGGATCAGATGTAAAGTATCACAATGATGATGAAGAACACGATAAAGAGTATATTGATAAACCTGTAAAACCAGGAAGTGCAGTAGA